ATACTAAAATGATGAATATGTTAAGAATAACAACTAATAACTTTAATAAGGAGGTTATGAAATGCCATTAATGGGAACTCGTGGTGGAGGGTCTGTAAGAGGTTTTGGGCGCTTTGGAAAAAACCTGCTTTTAATATTTGTTGATACATTTAGTAGATCAACATCGGGATCACTTGGAGTTTCAAGTGATGGAAAAGGTGTCTGGAAAAACGTTAGAGGAACCTGGCAGGCAGATGGAAGTTCTGCTGCTTCACAAACTGGAGCATCAAACAATAACATTGCTGTTGTAGACATGGATTCATCAAAAATTTCAAATCTTCAGGTAGATACTGGAACAAGCGGAGGAGTAGGTTTATCCTTTTGGGTAACTGACGCTAATTCTTGGTGGGGAATTTATCCAAATTATAGAACAACAACTTCCTCTCAAACAATTCAAACATGTACTGGTCCAGGTCTTAGTGGTACTTCTCCTTATCCAGGATCAGGGTGTGCTGGTACTTGTGTAAATGTTGCGCTTCTTGCTCAATGTACTTTTGGTCAACAATGGGTTGGGTATGAGCCTTCAAATAACGGCTGTGTTCCAAGTCAAGACTACGGCGGACCTTGCCAATATGGCTACTGGGGATATTACTGTGTAGGTGGTCAATGTACAACAAATGCCACTATTGCAAACTCAACACAAACAACCACAACATATCATTCTGAAATTAAAATTGATAATGCAGGTGGAACCCAACACACAAACACATATTCCAGCGGTGGCGGGTTCTCAAAGACTCAATCAATAGGAGTTTCTACATCTGGAGATACAATTAGTTATTCAGCATATAATTCAACAGGAAAGGGGGGATCAGTAATTGCAAGTTCATCAATTACACCATCCTCTCCTACTAAGGGTGTAGGTGCTGGAATATTCCAAGCATCCTCTGCTAATGACCAAGGATCAACAGTGGATAATTTTGGTGTTGAAGTAACACCTTAATGGGGGAAAAATGACAGATAAAAATGATAGACCAGCCAGACCATGGGACTTATTTAATAAAAACATTGGTAGGGTAGCAACAATAGTTGCAGAAAAAAGATTGTCTATTTGTGAGACTTGTCCTAGTTTCATAAAAACAACTACACAATGCAAAGAATGTGGTTGTATAATGAGATTAAAGACAAAACTTCCAAATGCATCATGCCCAATTGGAAAATGGGCAATAGAAACAAACTTACACAACAAGGAGATATAATAAATGACAGATCAAGTTAACGAACTTACGCCAGTTAGAGTGGCATTTGTGATAGACAATGTAGTTGCAGATGTACTACACACAGATGAAAGGCTTGCTTCTATATTTTTAAGCAATCCACTTGTTGTCGATATTTCAGATTTTGAAAATAAAGACAAAATTTCAGTTAATTCAGAGTATGATCCAGCAACTGGAGAGTTTACTGATGCACCACCTCCAGAGGTTAATACAGATATAGAAGTTATTTCTGTAGGCGAACCTGAGTAAACAGTATAACAATATAGTCACTACTTTACTAAACTTAAAGTGCTATACCTTAACATTAGGTATAGCCTTTTTGTTTTGCGCTTGAATTGATTTAATAATTATGATATACTTGAGACCACTTTGGAAAACTCAAAGTACTCATATAAATTTGCTAAGAAAGGTAAATAAATGTCAGAAGTTTTTTCGTTTCGTCTATCAGAAGATTTTGTAAATAAATATAATAACGTTCCAGCGCCATTTGGTTTTTCAGATGCTGGATCAAACTCTTTAGGAGAGGTTACATTTATTCGTACATATTCTCGTGTTAAAGAAGACGGTACAAAAGAACGCTGGCATGAAGTTTGTCGTCGTGTAATTGAGGGTATGTATTCAGTACAGAAGAATCATGCTAAAGATAATCGTTTGCCATGGAATGACAACAAGGCACAAAAGTCTGCACAAGAAGCATTTCAAAGAATGTTTGAATTAAAATGGACACCACCAGGTCGTGGTCTTTGGGCATTTGGAACACCTATGACTATGGAGAAGCGTAACTCTGCTTCTCTTCAAAATTGTGCAATGGTTTCAACAAGAGATATTGATCGTAATGATCCAGGTGCCTTATTTGCCTGGGTAATGGATGCATTAATGTTGGGCATTGGTGTAGGGTTTGACACCCTTGGACAAGATAAGCAAATGTCTATTTATGCACCTACTGAGCCTGCATCTATTTATGAGATTCCTGATACTCGTGAAGGATGGGTAGAGTCTGTCCGTCTTTTAATCAACTCATTCCTTCGTCAAAATCAACCTATTCAAGAGTTTAACTATGACCTTATCCGTCCTCTAGGAGCACCAATTAAAGGCTTTGGAGGGGTAGCAAGCGGTCCAGCACCGTTAATTGATCTACATACCCGTATTCGTAATGTTGTTGGTTCTAGAGCAGGTGAAGCACTTGATAGCCGTGCTATTGTTGATATTGTAAATCTTATTGGAACCTGTGTTGTTTCTGGTAATGTTCGTAGGTCTGCAACACTTGCACTTGGAACTCCAGAAGATGATGGATTTATTAATCTTAAGAATCCAGAAGTATTCCCAGAGCGTAACTCGTATGATCCAGAAAAACCAGGCTGGGCATGGATGTCTAATAATTCTATTTCAGCAACAGTTGGAACAAAGTACGAAGACTATGTAGATTTAATTGCAGACAATGGAGAGCCAGGTTTTATTTGGCTAGATGTTGCTCGTAATTATGGCCGACTTGCTGATGCTCCTGATTACAAGGACACTCGCATTATGGGCTTCAATCCTTGTGCGGAGCAGCCATTGGAATCATACGAATTATGTACACTTGTAGAAGTGCACTTGAATCGTCATGAATCTAAGGAGGACTTCCTCAAGACATTGAAGTTTGCATATCTTTATGGAAAGACTGTAACTCTTATGCCTACACATTGGCAACAGACAAACGGCATCATGCAAAGAAATCGTCGCATTGGAACATCACTAACTGGCATTGCAGCCTTTGCTGATGAACATGGGTTGCCAACAACTCGTGAATGGATGGACGAAGGATATCAAAAGATTCGTCACTATGATCACCAATATTCAGAATGGCTATGTGTTCGTGAATCAGTCCGTGTAACAACGGTTAAGCCTTCAGGATCTGTTTCATTACTTTCTGGTGCAACTCCTGGAGTTCACTGGGGTCCTGGTGGAGAGTTTTATCTTCGTGCTATTCGTTTTGGAAATACAGATCCAATGCTTCATCTTTTCAAAGCAGCGGGGTATAAGATTGAAGATGATCTAGTATCAGCAAATACCTCAGTAGTTTACTTCCCAGTCGCATCAGGACATAAGCGTTCTGAAAAGCAGGTAAGCCTATTTGAAAAAATTGGTTTGGCAGCAACTGCTCAGAAGTACTGGTCTGATAATGGTGTTTCTGTGACTCTCTCATTTGATAAGGAAGAAGAAAAGAAGTTTGTTGCTCCAGCACTCAATATGTATGAGGGTCAGTTAAAGGCAGTTTCGTTTCTTCCAATGGGTAATAAAACGTATCCTCAGCAGCCATATACAGAAATCACAAGAGAGCAATATAACTCTTATGTTGGCACAATTGGAAAGATTGATTGGTCTGCAATTTATGACGGTAAAGATAATTTAGACGCTGAGTCTGAAAAATATTGCTCAACTGATGCATGTGAGATTAAGTTATACTAAGCCTCATCCTGCTATAATAAGGGTATAGGAGAACAATGTCTAACCCATCTAATTTATATGCAGAAAAGATTTTTAGTGAGCATCCTCTGGCTCTTTGGGCTCTAGACGATAAACTTGACTATATTAGCCTAATATCTGAGGCTCAAAGGAATATACTATCTTCTTGGGAAGAGACTAGATGTACACTTTCTTCAGGTGCAGGGTTTATAGGTGAACCATTCCCAGACAGTTATAATACAAAAGTCAGTTGTGATATACCAGTTGGACTAACAAATGAGGCAATACTAAAAAGTCCAGAGATTATAAATTTTCAAGATCTAGACTTATCTCTTGGTACATTTTGTATAGGAACACATTTTTACTCAGCCAGCGTTTATCTTGAGTCTATATCTATTGGATATGAATATACAGACACAACAACATCCCAAGTAGTTCAAAAGTTAAAAACATTTAATACATCCATATCCAACCAGTGGGGTTTTGTTTCAGAAACATTTGAAATACCAAATGAAAACACTAATATAAGATTAGTTATTAAAATAGTAACCAATACTGGTGGAGATAATATTAATGACTATGAGTTTTATTTTAATGGAATATCATTTGGTCAGTGGTCGGAAGACTTTAATGTTGTATCTTTAGGAATTACAACAGAGGCTTTTCCAGCAGGCATTGAACTTACAACAACAAATACAGTAGTAGAAGCACCAGCATACGGAATATCTTCAGATACTGCATATTATCTTGTTAATGGAAATTCTTTAGTAGCAAAAAATACTGGAGTACCATTAGTATTTGGTGCATCTAGCGTTACTAAAATTTTACCTAATGGCGGAGATCCTTCTTTAATTATTCCTGGAAAAGGCTTGCTTCACGAAAAGGGAAGATACAATGACTACACTGTTGAATTTTGGGCAAGAATAAATTGCGACTCAAGTCTACCTAAAAAAATCTTTGGACCAATAGCAAGTCAAGACGGTATATATGTAGAAGGTGGATTCTTAACATTACTTATAGGTGGTAACTTTGCTTCCCACTTTGTTGGTGAGTGGTTTAGACCAATGCTAATTCATTTGAGAGTTGTACTAAATAACGCCACTGTTTTAATAAATGGAGAAGAGGTAATTTCTTTAGATTTTGCAACAGACTCAATTACATTGCCAAGTCTAGATGGTGAAGATTGGCTTGGATTTTATGCACATGAAGATGTGTCACCCGTAGAAATTGATTGTGTAGCAATCTACTCCTATACCGTTCCTAATATTGTAGCCAAAAGAAGATACGTATATGGACAGGGTGTTGGTTCTTCAGAAAGCATTGACTCTGCTTATAGTGGAACAACTGCTGCAATTGACTACTCATTTGCTGACTATACTGCTAACTATAACTATCCAGATTTTGCACAGTGGCAACAGGGATCTTTTGATAATTTATCAACTACCGCAACATCATTGACCACTCCGCAGTACTCTTTACCAACAATCTTTACTGGAACAAAAACATTACAAGACCTATATGATGACTCAAATTATTTATATGATAATCTTACAAGCGGAGACTTAGGAACAGATAGCCACTTTATTTGTTTAAATCCAGACTCTTCTTGGGACTCAGAAGGATCGCACTTTAACTTTCCAAACTTTAATATACTAAATAGTCAAGTAGCAGCACTATACGGTGTCTTTCAGGTAAACCAAGAGGGTAGCGGAACAGATGAACAAGAAGAGATATTATTTAAGATATATAGTCCTAGTACAGGAAATTACTTTTCAGTAAATGTAGATGGTTTAGAGATTGTGTATTCCTTGTTTTACAGCGGTATTTTGCAAGAGATTTACCGTACAGACACATTTGCAGTAGAAGAATTATTTGCTGCAGGAATAAACATACAAGACCTTGTAAATACATTCGGTGGAAACGTTGCAACATTTTTTGGAAATCAGAACTCTTTAAGTCTTTATGTTGGTGGAGATAATAATAAAGATAAAACATTTAAAGGATATATATTCTCAGTAGGATTTTCTACAGCCCTAAACCTTAATAGAATTTCAACTCACTTCAATGACTCTGGTATCGCTATCGTAGACTCATATACTGGAAGCGGTGTTGAAACATCAGAAAACGCCTTGTCTTTACTATCTCATACTGCCAGTTATACACTTATTCCAACATATTCCTACAATAAACTATTCTTAGATATAGGAGTTTCTGGATCTTGGGAAGACTATATGCCTTTATCATATTTTGCACAATATGTACAAAATGATGTTGGAAATTCTTTTTATGACCTAGACTTTTTGCAATTTAATATTGGATACCCATCGCCATCTAGACTCCTAGAGTCAGAAACAACTGGAAGTTGGACATATGAAGACCTATTAATAGAGTACTCTCTTCCAGCACAAAGCACATATCAGCAACTAGATAATGCCCTATTTACTGGCTGGAATAACTATCAAGATATTAAAGAGCGCTCTCTAAGATATTACGAACATAATACTCAGAATGCAGCAATAAGAAGTTATGTAACTTTTCAATATATACAAGAGGGTGCAAATAGACCACAAGAAGAATTTACTACAACTATTACAGCAAGGGAAAATGCAATTGTAGATGTTTCTGAGTATTCATCATGGGCAACAACAAAGTTTGAGGTTGTTGATAATACAATTATTTATCCTAGAAAAGATGTTGACTTTAATGATTTAGCAATTGTTTATCACCTTGACTTTAACATAAGGGGAATACTAACAAAACCTATTCTTTTGAGAAAGTTAGAAGTTGCATCTAAAGCACTAAACGATAACTCCTTTAATCCAGTTGGAACAAGGTTTGGAACAAGTCTGTTTCCTTATAAGAGATCTGGAATATATTTTGATTATAAGTCAAAAAATCCATTTAGCATTTATAAGGGAAGCACACCATACCTATACATGAACAGAACTTCTGGAATTCAGGTTCGTGGTGACTTTGACTCCAATTTTGATCGTGGTATTTCTATGCCAATAAATCAATCATTGTCAGAAAATTACAGAGTTAGTGCTATGCAGTCTTGGATAAGATATGACCAAGAGTCATTTACAGGTACCCCAATAAGTTTATTTGAAATAAGACATAAGGGTGACACAATTGTTTTTTATGTTGTATCAAATGATGAGTTTGGTCAAAGAGGCAGGGTATATGCCAAGAATAAATCAGACAACTCAGATTTTAATGGAATATCTTACTACCTAAATGGAACCCTGGTAAGAGAGCCAGTCCTCACTCTTAAAGAGTGGGGAGTGTTAGGAATCAACTTTGGAGAAGCATTAAACTTTGACCTATTTAGAGGTGCAATTAATCTAAACAGTCCAGCAATATTTAATAACATTTCTTACTATCAGGCAAATAATCTTCAGCAGTTACAGTCAAAGATCAACAGACCATGGCTTAAGGTAAAGCAGGATGGTTTGACTGAGCGTGAATGGTCGTATTGGCTAAACAACTTTACATGGGAAGGCGTTCTTGTTATTTCAGCCTCAGCCTTGTACGGAGTTAACGCACAGGATGTTTATAAGAACTATTTAGGAACTAATAAGATTATCATTGATGATGAATCAGGTATGATTTTTGATGCAGATAAGATGAAAATCTATAATGACACCACATGGTCAATATCTGTAGGCACACCAGTGTAATCTGGTATACTTATGGCTATGGATTCTTTAATTAACCCAAAAACTGGTAAACCAATTGTAAATAATGTGCGTCGTAAGGTCATAGATAAGCATTATGACTGGGGACTATACGTTTATAAGAAGTCAAACGGAAAGTGGTTTACAGATGGTAATGGATCTGTTTTAAATATACCTTCTCAGAAGGGTGACATCTCAAAGATTGCTGAACTAAAGAGGGCAGCAATATTTAATGGTGATGATGGAGAAGGAACCGCACACTTTGTTCCTGGACTTACACGGGTATCAGAAGAAGAATATTCAGAACAAAGAGATAGAATGAAGCAGGGGTTAATACCAAACCTTAATGATTTAGGTGCTATTTCAGACGCACAGAATACACTAAGAACTTATGGAAGGGATGCTTACGAAAGTGAGTGATGACGATAACTTTGAGTACATTAGAGCAAGCCTAAATACTCAAGAACAGCAAGAAAATGAATTTAAAGCAAACGACCCATTTAATAAAAATTGGGAAGAACTTAAAGAATACACTGGCCTAGACCAAAACTTTCGTCGCCGTGTAGCAAGACAAGTAAGCAAGGCTGTTACTCCAACTGCAGCGTATCTAGATTCTGCAAATGCAACTCCATCTGGAGTAGATGCTGGATCAAAGGCTCTTAATCCTGGAACGGTATACAGAAATGGATACGGTCTGTTTGATGTAATCACACCACCATATAATATGTATGAACTTGCAAACTTTTATGATACTTCTTTTGCTAACCATGCTGCAATTGATGCTAAGGTAGAAAATATTGTAGGTCTTGGATATAGGTTTGATATTGCAGATAGAACTGCTTTAAGACTAGAGATGTCTGAAGATCAAGAAGCAACCGAGAGAGCACGTAAAAGAATTGAAAGAGCCAAGATTGAACTTCGTGATTGGCTAGAAAACCTTAATGATGATGACAGTTTTACAAAGGTTATGGAAAAAGTTTACACAGATGTTGAAGCAACAGGAAATGGTTTTATTGAAGTAGGTAGAACTGTAAAAGGTGAGATTGGCTACATTGGTCATATTCCTGCAACAACAGTTCGTGTTCGTAGATTAAATGATGGCTTTCTTCAGATTATTGGTCAGGCAGTTGTTTACTTTAGAAATTTCGGGGCAAATAATCAAAACCCAGTAACAGCAGATGCTAGACCAAATGAGATTATTCACATAAAGTCATACTCTCCACTTAATACATACTACGGAATTCCAGATATTGTATCTGCTATGCCTTCACTAATTGGAGATCAACTTGCAGCAAGATATAACATTGACTACTTTGAAAACAAGGCTGTTCCAAGATATATCATTACTCTAAAAGGAGCAAAACTTTCTGGAGATGCAGAAGATAAAATGTTTAGATTCTTGCAGACAGGACTTAAGTCCCAGTCTCATAGAACTCTTTACATTCCGCTTCCTGGAGATACAGACCAGAACAAGGTTGAGTTCAAGATGGAGCCTATTGAAAACGGTATTCAAGATGGCTCATTTAAAGAGTATCGTAAGCAAAACCGTGATGACATTTTAATTGCACATCAAGTTCCAATTTCAAAACTTGGTGGATCAGAATCTGGTTTGGCAGCAGCACTCTCTCAAGATCGCACTTTTAAAGAGCAGGTTGCCAGACCAGCACAGCATCATCTTGAAAAGGTTGTCAACAAGATTATTAAAGAAAAGACAGACATCCTTGAACTTAAGTTTAACGAACTAACTCTTACAGATGAGATTGCTCAGTCTCAGATTCTTGAGAGACTTGTAAAGACTCAGATCATGATGCCTAACGAGGCTCGTGAAGCACTAGACCTTCCTCAAAGATCAGACGGAGATGAGCCATTTGTTATGAGTCCAAGAGAAGCAACAGACGCTAGAGCAAATCTTGCAGGGAATAGACAAAGAGATACTGAAAGAACAAACAACAACTCAGACTCTCCAAGTACTATCGCTGGACGCAATCCACAAGGAGAGGGTAGATCGTCTCAATAGTTGAGAAATCTATTAAAACATTTGGTATAATGGATAACGATATGTTAATAAATAAGGCTTCCTGGACCACAGACAAAGATAATCTACGTCTGTCAATGCCTATTGGCAAGGTAGATGCTGAAAGACGCATCGTGTCTGGCTTTGCATCTCTTGATAATATTGACAAGCAAGATGACATCGTTACAGCAGAAGCAAGTGTAAAAGCATTTAAGAATTTTAAGGGAAACCTTCGTGAAATGCACCAACCATCAGCAGTAGGAAAGATGGTTTCATTTAAAGAAGATCGTTATTTTGATCCAAACTCAAAGAAGTTTTATAATGGAGTTTATGTGTCTGCCTATGTTTCAAAGGGAGCACAGGATGCCTGGGAGAAGGTCCTAGATGGCACATACAGCGGTTTTTCTATTGGTGGCAATATAAAGTCTTGGGATGATGCATACAATGCAGATCTAGACAAGGCTATCCGTGTTATTAAAGATTATGACCTTTATGAATTGTCACTAGTTGACAGCCCAGCAAACCAGTTTGCAAGCATTATTTCTGTTGAAAAAGTAAACGGAGAAAATGTTGTAACAGGTTCATCTGCAGATACAGTTATTGAAAATGTATTTTACGATTCAGAAAACGGTATCGTATTAGTATCTGACTCAGAAACAGC